GAGTCCATCGGGTGAGCCACCCAGCCATGGATATTTTTCGTGTGGAATTAACCCCAATTCATTCACTTTCTCACCGTATTGCTCTTCAAACATTTTTATAGCGATTGGTTCTTGTTGGGTGCCCCATTCAGTCGCGGCATTCCCTGTGAATTTTTCAGTGACGCCACACTTCTTTAGGAGGAGGCCTTCAGGGGTTTCATATTTGTTTTCCCCAATCGCAGAAGCACAGTCACTTGCTGTCAACATGTTACCACGGAGTTTTAACCACGCCTCTGATCGCTGCTCATCATACTCCCTTTCCAGCAGCCTTTTGACATTGGGATGCATATTAATGTATTATCGTGGATAGTTTTTAAGTTGTTCGAAGAATGCTCTGGCAGCTAATTGTTCGGCTTGCTTTTTACTTTTGGCTTGTCCTCTACCCCCAAATTGACCATTAATATATGCGTCAATGTAAAATATACCTTCGTGATGACCCACGACACGGTATTCCGGTAGGGCAACGTTCATAATTTGGCAATACTTCATGAGGTGATCCTTGAAGTTGTCGTCAATCATGATGGCATTCAAATCAATATACTTGGGATCGTTGTAAATCCTGAGTACAAACTCTTTCGCGTGGAGTAAGCCAAGATCCATGTAGATGGCGCCGACGAGAGCTTCAAAAACATCTTCCAAAATCTTTGGATTATTATTCCACCCATTTCGGGTTCCCTTCTCATCCATGAGAACCATATTGTTGAGACCCAATTTGAGGGCTATAGCGGCGAGGGTCTCTGAACGAACGAGTTTTGTACGCGCTTTGGTGAGAAACCCCTCTTGTCTCTTTTCATATCTATCAAAGAGGAACTTTGTGATGATAAAACCTAATACGGAATCGCCCATAAACTCGAGGGTCTCAAAGGATTCATTGAATTGATCATATTCCTTGAGTGCGGATTTATGGGTGAAGGCTCTCTGGTACAAAGATAGATTCTTTATTTTTGTTCCAACGAGATTTTCAATGTCTTGTTGATTGAAGTTCATATTATTAGAATGTGTTATTTTTTTAAGCCGCCTTCACGTAATGAGGGCTGAGGTACTTTTGGAGGTTGAGGTAGGTAACAACAACGTCCGCAGGTGGTTGCAAGAGATCCTTCAACTTTTCGTCGAGGATGAGCTGGCGACCGTTATCGGGATGTTTGAGACCCTTCTCCGTGATGTACTTGTTGATGAACTTGGTGACTTCCGAGCGAGAGATGAGTTCACCTTCGCCAAGTCCCAAGAAGTTGCGCAACTTAGGTGTCACTTCTTGCTTACGGTTGAAGCCGTTGTTGGCAGCGCGCTCCTTGGCTTTCTCACCCGTTGGGTCCTCTTGGGTGGACTTAATCTTACGGATAATCTTGGTGAGGGCCTTGACATCAGCACGGAGCGCAGCAATTTCGGATTGAATGGTTTCAAGAGACATCTTATATCTTCCTTACGGGGTTAATCTTTAAGTCACCAAATGATCACAAGTAACTGAGCGACTACGAGGAGTACTAATATTGGGATTCTGAGATCTGTTATTGTTTCTGCGGAAGGCCTCTCTATGATTCTAAATGGTTCTTTTGGAAAATCACCTGGACATCCACCAGCACAGCAGTCTGAGGGACAGGGAAGAACTTTGGGACCTTTACGTACCCCACAGAACTGGTACTTCTTGGTGTCAGTTACGTCTGAGTACGCATAGCATCTACACTCTTCAATCACGTTACAGACCATATTATTATGTCACAATATATTAATGGACACTGAGATATATTCGGAAGCTGTGATCAATCGGTTCATGAAGAAAAATATGTTCTTCAACGACCCACTTCTTGAGAAGTACTACAAGACTGACAACCTCGCGGCATTCAGGAAGCGGGTACACAGAGTTCACGGTAAGGAGAGTTTCGAAAAGATGATATACGCTGTGGTGACGGACAGTGTGCGTGACATTATCCTCAAGACAGCTGCGGAACTTTCAGAATTCCTCAAGCCTATGGGATACCTCATTGTCTCTGGGGGTGAAGCCTTCAATATGTATCTGAGTAGAGAAGATCGCCTTGTGACGAGTGACATAGACACCAAATTCATTCCCACGCTCCCATACGATGACAAATACTTTGGTAAACTCCAAGCTATAAAGCTCCTCCTTTGGAACAAGTTGGGAGAAATCGCCAGACATATCAACATGAAGATTAAGCAGCGTCTCTCCCGAAAGACCAAGATGGGTCGCTTTTTGGGTTTGGGTTTCTCTGAGACTGGTCCATATGTGACGCGTCGCTACCTCCTCATTAAGAAGAAGAAGTCCCAAGGTGGTCGTGATCCCTCGAAGGGGGACATTTTCATTGATGTTGAACTCTTCGCCCTCGATCTCAACTTGAGATATTTCTCCATCGAGAAGGGGCGGATCGTACAGGAAGTCCTCGGTGGTATGTTGGATATTCCATTTATGAGACCCAAGGAGTTTGGGTACGAGGTCATCCAATCAAAGAAGCAGGGTGTCACCTACAAGAACAAGGAGACGGGTGCCATTGTGCATGACAAACGTCTCTACGTGGCTGGAAAGCGTTTCCTCCTTGACGACGTCTACCTCATGCAAAAGTTGGGTCTTCGTCCAGAGAAGAAAGAGAAGGATCGTCAGCGTATGTACAAATTGGCCAAGATGATCTCGAAGGGGGTGAACATTAAGCCAACGGACACTATTAACACAATCTACACCCGTACTACAGGTAAAATAACGAGTACACGATTTGTCTCGCGTAAACCCGGTAACGTCAGCATGGCCCTCGCGGCCAAAGTGGATCCAATGCGATATGGTGAGTTCACGACCAAACCCCGTGAGGATCGTCTCGCCAAGCAACTTGTCTATGGTGTCAAGACCTCGGTGCCAACCCTAAATATCCCAGGCTACGCAAAGACCTACGGTGATCAGCGTTTCAACCTAAACACCCAAGAGTGGGTCAAGAATACCTCCACGTCATATGTGAAAAACGAGTACAACTACAGACCAGTGTCTGGCAAAACCCTCCCAAAGGATTTTGACTACAGTAAGCTATTGTATGGGTACAAACCCCTGCGTGACAAGTGGATTCCACGGGCTGTTATAAAGAGAGCCGCCATGATCCCCTTTGTTGGTTTAAAGAATTGAGACACAATTCATACATAATATGTTGTACAACGCCCCAGCAAAAGGTGATGACGGACTCTACTTCGTAAAGGCTCTCAACGATACCAAGCGAAAGTGCTTGGTTCAATTGAATAAGGTAAAGGTTGCCGATATCTCAGGCGACGTTGTTCTTGATCTCGTCTCCGAAGCCAATCTCCAAAAGATTGGTGACATTGACGCGCTCAACCTTGAGGCGGCTCAAGAAAATTGTGAAACTTGGTTTGGGAAGCAACTCTCCGAGAAGGTCATCCAAGGTGCGTACACCCCAAGTGTCTCCGACGGTCAGATTACAGGCGAGTGTATTGAGGCCACCAAGGTATTCAGTGCGCAGCAAGAACACATTGACCTCGAACATGTACAACCAGGCAAGAGCTGTGACGTCATCCTTGAATTCGCGGGTCTCTGGTTTGCCAAGAAATCTTTTGGTTCCTCATGGAATGTTGTCCAGGTGAGAGTTCACCCAGACCCAATCTTGGACACTTACCCAGAAGAATATGCCTTCGTGGATGAGGAATAAAAAAAAATTGTTATCATATATAAAAGATGATGAAGAAGGGTCGTGCTCAGAACCTCGCGATGTTGGCTGCGGTCGCCGTGTTGGTCTACTTGCTCTTCACTATGAACAAGAAGTCTGCTTATTCCATTAGCGAACGCGAATACTCCGCGTACGGCATTGCCCCAGCGATGGCTGCGGGTCCAGCCGCTGCTCCAGCGCAAAACGGATGTGGTATGGAGAAGGGTGCGGGTCTCGCGTCCTCCCTCCTCCCACGTGAAGTTGCGTCCGCGGAGGACTTTGGTGAGTTCGCTCCAGAAGACATCCTCGCGGGTCAAAACTTCCTTGAACCCCGCCAACAAATTGGCTTCCCAGAGTCGGTGGGTGGTGCTTTGCGCAACGCCAACCAACAAATCCGCGCGGAACCACCAAACGCCAAGGAACCATTCGTGTGGAACAACTCCACCATTGTCCCAGACAGCATGATGCGTTCTTTGTGCTAATTTCGCTTAAAGATTAGATCTTAGCTTTATGTAAATAATGTCAGTACCTAACGAACTTTCCGAGAGCGTCGCCAAGCTTGTGGAGCTCTCCAAGCAACTTTCTGAAGCGAAATCTGATATCAAGATTCTCAACCAAGAAGAGAAACGACTGAAGGAGGCAGTCAAGAAGCATATGATTGGTCAGGGCATTGATACCATTAACCTTAGAAAGGGGAAGATCAGCCTTCGTACGTCAGTCCGCAAGGGGACTATGAATAAGGATGCCATTCGGGAGGGGCTCCTCAAGTTTTTTGGTGGGGACGAGGCCAAGTTGGAGGGGGCTCTCAACGCCATCCAGGACACTATTAAAGTGAAGGAGTCAACGTCAATCTCATTAACTGGGATAAAAGAGAAGGCCGAAAAGGAAGATAAGTAATAACGATGGTTTGGAGTCAGTACGTCTACGAGGCGAGTGCCAATACCGATGTCATCCCCAGTGATGAAGACGAATTAGAAGATGATGTTCATCTCAGTGTTGAAGATTGGCAAATCAAATACTCAGATGAATTGTGGGCGCTTTGGGATATCATACAGCAACTCCTTAGAGATGCGTTCCTTGAGCATACCCTACTTACCGAGTGTGACTTTTCAGATTTCGCGGAGTTTTGTTACACAGAGCATACAGATGATTGTGACTTTGTGTGGTTTCCGTATGAGTTCCATCTCTCATACATATGGAGACACGTGGATACCTATTTAGAAGATACGGATCTCTGCCATGAATTTATGGTGGGTGCTACATTTGATCATTGGGTGAGGTTCGTTTACGAGCACACTAAGCAAAATAATATCAGTGTATAATAACCATGCTCCCCGATATTACCTCCCAAAAGGTCGCGATCCCCGCCGCTCTTTTTTTGGCACTCAGCCCAGGTGTTCTCTTGACCACCGACGGGCGCAGTCTCAAGTTCGCAAACGGAAAGACCTCCCAAATGGCCACTATGTTCCACGCGCTCGTGTTCTTCCTTGTCTACAGTCTCATCGCAAAGGCGATGGGTCTCGTGTTGACGAAGACCGACTTGATTGTGACGACGGCGCTCTTCTTGGCACTCAGCCCAGGTCTTCTCTTGACCATCCCCCCAGGTTCTGGTGGTCTTCTCCGATCCGGTCAAACGAGCCTCCCAGCGGCTTTGACCCACTCGATCGTGTTCGCGGTTGTTTTCGCGCTTTTGCGTCGTCAATTTCCTCAGTTCTACTAAGTAGGAGGATGAAGTACCTTGTTTTGGGTCCAGCTTCGATGGGTATATACGCAATGATTGGAGCCCTCAAGGTACGTGAATCTAAACTTGTAGATGTCAAAGAAATATCCGGATCATCTGCGGGGTCAATCTTAGCCCTCTTTTTGGCTTTGGGGATGTCCGTTGATGAGATTTATGACGTGGCTCTCAATTTGAATGTCTCCAAGTTTGTTAAAATATGCATAAAGTCCTTCTTTAACAAATGTGGTTTTGTTGATATGGGTCCTATTCGCAACAAACTTGTTGACATCTGTGGGTGTGATCCCACATTTGAGGAATTGGATATGAAGATTTATGTATCCGCATTTTGCTTGAATACGTCAACAACTGAATACTTTTCGCGTGACACCCACCCCAAGATGAAAGTCATTGATGCTGTGTGTATGAGTATGGCTATACCTCTCATTTTTGCGTGTGGTGAATTTGAGGGAAAGACATACGTGGATGGTGCTACACAAGAACACATTCCAATGACACCGTTTCTTGGTAAGAAGCCACACGAAATTACATGCATCAAAATCAAGACAAAGCAGATCTATCAAGAAGACATTGATAATCCACTACAATTTGTGAAATCCCTCATTCGTTCAACTGTCTCGAATAGAGTTGAATATAGCAAATATACAAAAATTATTGAGATACATGTGGGTGACACAGATATTTTTGACTTCAAGATGTCTTACGAAGATAAGATTAGACTGTACAACGTGGGTTACTCCACTATTAAATAATTAGCTCTACTTTTTTGTTAACTTA